ATATGAAAGAAATCAAGCACGAAAACGCGAGTTATACAGAAAGCGAGGATTAAAACAGTATGAACATCATTACGGCATACGCAACAAAGAACGATTGCTACAAGGCGGCGCGGAAAATGAAACCCGCGGGCATTGTCGTACATAGTACGGGTGCAAATAACCCGTACTTGAAACGCTACGTTGACGCACCCGACGAGGTGGGCGTAAACCAGTACGGCAACCATTGGAATAACCCCGCCTCGGTAATGAAACGCTCCGTTTGCGTTCACTCCTTTATCGGCTACGATAAAAACGGAGCCGTAAGGGTTGCAAACATTCTCCCGTACAATTATTGTTGTTGGGGCGTTGGGAGCGGCTCGAAAGGCTCTTATAATTACAGCCCCGCATATATTCAGTTTGAAATGTGCGAGGACGGGCTCACGAACAAGGCGTATTTTGAGGCGGTGCGCGATACCGCTATTGAGTATTGCGCTTATCTCTGCAAGGAGTACGGCTTGTCGGTTGATAATATCGTAAGCCACCGCGAGGCGCACGCTCTCGGTTATGGAAGTAACCACGGCGACCCCGACAACTGGTGGAAAAACTTCTCCTACACAATGGATATGTTCCGCGCCGCGGTAAAAGCAAAACTCGCAGCACAGGACAAGCCCGCAGAGCAGCCGAAACCCTCGGAGGAGAAAATTCTGTACCGTGTGCAGACGGGAGCTTTCAGCAAAAAGAGCAACGCTACCGCCCTTGCCGATAAGCTCAAAGCTGCGGGCTTTGATACCTACATTGTGCAGAGCGGCAACCTCTATAAAGTCCAGGTCGGAGCCTACTCCGTCAAGGCAAACGCCGACGCTATGGCGGCAAAGCTCAAGGAGACGGGCTACGACACATTTATTACTACAAAGAGCGGTACGGCGGTAGGTGCTGACACCGCGCCGAAAAAGTCCGTTGACGAAATCGCCCGCGAGGTTATCCGCGGAGCCTGGGGCAACGGCGCAGACCGAAAAAACAGGCTTACAGCCGCGGGTTATGATTATAGCGCCGTGCAGAGCCGTGTAAACGCTCTGCTTAAATAGTCCTCCTTAAATTCACATAGGGAAAGCGGCGGGAGTGAGGGAAACCTCGCCCGCCGCTTTTTCACTTTCCGAAAGGAGCCGAAATATGGCAAACAAATACAATGTAACCTTTGTCAACAAAAGCGACGAGGTAAAGAAAGCTATTGTCGGGCTATCAAAAACGGCATTACGAGCCTCGGGAAAAGTTGTGCGTAAATACTTGCGCGATAATGTGCCGCTACGGTCAAAGCGTTTCAAAAACCATATAGGCACCTGGGTTATGATTAACTATTCAACGGGACAGCCGACGCTACAAGTCGGATTTTATTCCTGGCAAAAGGTGCGCAAGAAAGGAAAACAACCCTCACACGCGAGTCCGCATTGGGTAGAGTTCGGCGTAAAGCCGCATACTATGCCAAAAGGCGATAAAGTCGGGCACTTTATGCGTTACGAAAATATGATTTTCGGCTACAAGGTAAACCACCCAGGCACGAGAGCGACAAACGTATTGCGCGATACCGTGCAAAACAATTTATCGGAAATTCGGGCAGCACAAGAGGAATACCTAAAAGAGATAACGAAAAAGCTCGAGGAGGCGGGCTTGAAAATCGACAAGGGCGACGAGTTCGAGGACGACGACTAAAGCAAAAGGCGGGGGCAATTAAGCCTCCGCCTTATTTTTATTGCTTTTGATATATGATAATATGTAAATTACAGCCGTATGCTCTATCTCCGCCGCCAGTCAGCGCGGCAATAGTAATACTCATAGGGTTATGTCCCCATTTTGTTTTTATCTCCGAGGCAAGCTCTGCGCCTAAATGCCCGAGCTGCTGCCCCTTTTTATTAAATACGCCGATTGCGTCGGGGTACTCCTTTGTCGGTACGGGTTTAAGTATAATATCCTCGCCAGGCTTGCAACTTTCGATTATGGCTTGTCTGCTCGTTCCGTCGTCATTATTGAAAGTAACGCCGACAACTTTTGTATGAAAATCGCGCTCAACGACGAGTTTATTTACGTCGATATTTGCCGCACCCGCAGGAGCGTCGCTCGGAGCGGTGGGCTGTTTATTTCTCTTGCATAACCAAACAATAAGATACACAAGACCTACGGGGTAAAAAATAACAAGTAACACTATTTGCCAGGCTTTTAATTTTTTCATAGCGACCAACTCCTATATTAAAAAAAGTGCGTGCAACTCGTCGCTGCACGCACGAAAAACGCAAGCTCCGAATTGCTACCACACTAATTCTATGTTTTACGCTATAAGACGCAAAAACGAGCCCGCATTTTTACCGAAGTAAAAAAAGCGCACTTACAGCATAAAACGAAATATTAAATTAGTGTGGTGCCATTATTATATCAGAAAACCGCCGCGCTTTCAATAATAATTGCAAAAAACCGCAAAAAGTTTTGAAAAAAGGCTTGACATAGGCGTACGCCTATGGTATAATATATTACAGAAAGGAGGTAAAAAGCTATGGAAGAACAAGGCATAGAAAAAGCCTTGCAAGACCTGGCGAAAGCGTTAAAAGATAACGACACGGTAGCGCGAGTCAAAGTTACAATAACGCTTGTAAAGCCAAAGCCGAGCAAGGCAAAACCCGAGAGCAAATAAAGCTCATAGGCAGGGACGGGGCGAAAGCCCCTCCCGTAAGTCCTATTATATCATAGATACAACGAAATTGCAATAGGAGGCGTTTTATGTATATTACAAAAAACGGGAAAGAATATAGCGTAACCGAATATCGCGACAAATGGACGGTAAAATCCGATAGCGGCAAGCTCTCGGTTGCTTTTGACGTTTCAAAGAACATTTGCAAAACTTCCGAGGAGCTGCGGGAGTATGTGCTGAAAAACGACTTATTTTAAGGAGTGATAATATGTGCGAGCGCAAACAAACCCCACAGGAAAGATACGCGGCGAAATACAAAAAGCAGTTTAAGATTGATTGCATTACTACAACCGAGCAAGATATTATAGAAAAACTCGAAAGCGTCCCGAATAAAGCGGGATATATAAAGCAGCTTATCCGAGCGGATATTGCGGCAAGCAAAACAAAGGATTAACACGTACTCAAAGCCCGTTCCCTCCGTGGGAGCGGGCTATATTATTTAATAAAACGGAGCGATTTTATTATGAGAAACTACAAACACCTTACTTTTACAGACCGTCTGCAAATAGAGGCTTGGCAAAAGGTCGGTATTAAGCCCGCAAAAATGGCGGAGCTGCTCGGCGTACACGTCAGCACTATATACCGAGAATTAAAAAGAGGTGTATACACTCGCCTCAATTCCGATTTAACCGAGGAGGAGCGGTACAGCCCCGACATTGCCGAGGAAAAATACCGTGCAAACCTTAAAGCAAAAGGCACGGGATTAAAGATAGGCTCCGACCACGAGTACGCTACATACCTTGAGTATAAAGTATCAGCAGAAAAATACGCGCCTGGCGCTATTCTTGGAGAAATCAAACGTAAAGGGTTGCAATTCAATACTACCATTTCAAAAACGACATTTTACCGTTATATCGAGGACGGCGTTTTTCTTACGATAACAAACAAGGACTTGCCCGTTAAATGCAAAAAGGATAAGCAGAAATACGAGCGCGTAAAGCCGAACAGAGCGCCCGCGGGTAAAAGTATCGAAAAGCGCCCCGCAGAAGTTGCGGAGAGGGACTCTTTCGGTCACTGGGAAATGGATTGCGTCGTAGGTAAAAAAGGCACAAAGAAAACGTTTCTTGTACTTACTGAAAGATATAGCCGCTACGAAATTATAAGGATAATGAAAGACCACACCGCCGCAAGCGTGATAAAAGCCCTTGACGGAATAGAGCGCAGTTACGGAGTGGGACTCTTTTCAAAAGTATTTCAAAGCATAACCATAGACAACGGCTCCGAATTTTCTGACTACGAGGGACTCGAGCGTAGCTGCCTAAAAAAGGACTCACGCACAACGGTTTATTATTGCCACCCGTACAGCTCGTACGAGCGCGGCTCAAATGAAAATCAAAATAAAATGGTGCGTCGTCATTATCCGAAAGGTATTAGCCTTGATAAAGTTACCCCCGCAGATACCCGAAAACTCGAAAAATGGATTAACGACTTTCCGCGGGGAATTTTTGATTATTGCAGCTCTGCGGACATATACGAGGCTTGCATAAACAGCATATTAGCCGCTTAAAGCACGTCAAAATAAAATTTTTTGCACTTTTTCGCATTTACCCCTTGACTTTTCATTTAAAAAGTTTTACAATAAGTGCGAAAGGTTTTTAAGACCTTACCGCACTTATTTTTTTATGGCTTTTGCCTATAACGAGGATAGAGCAACGCAGAGGTGCGACTCGAGCGCGTTATAGGATTTTAGCATAAGGGAATAGAGGGCGGGCGCGCCCGCCCTCTGCTCTCAAAACAAAATGAAAGGAGTAAACGTAATGACGTGCCGATACCTCACATACGAGGACAGAAAGAGTCTCGAGGCTCTTTACGCCGACAGCGTAAGCCTTACCGACATTGCCTCCGAGCTCGGAGTACACCTTGCCACCGTTTACAGAGAACTAACGCGCGGCGGCACGGGCGAACTTGACAAAAACGGGCGTAGCGGTTACAGCGCCGCACTCGGTCAAAAGCGCGTTAGCGAGAATTTCAAACGCCGCGGCAGACGAGCGGCAAATAATAATAAAGCGGAGTGATTTTGTTATGAACAAGGTACGCAGAAAAGAATTGCAGGAACTCTACGACATTATCTCCGAGGCAAAAGACAGCCTCGAGATGTTGCACGACGAGGAGGAGGAATACAAGGACAATATGCCCGAAAACCTCCAAAGCTCGGAACGCTACGAAAAAGCAGAGGCGGCGGTAGACGCTCTCGACTCTGCCGTGTCCTCTCTTGAGGAGGCACTCGACTACATAGAGGAGGCGCAAGAATGACAGAGCAAAAAGAACGCCTCAAAAAACTATACGCCCTCGCCTTGCGCGGCGTTGGTGGAGAAAAAGAGCAAGCCCAGGCTATACTCGATAAACTGCTTAAAAAGTATGCTATGACGCTTGACGACCTCGACGACGAGGTTATACAAGAGTACGACCTCGAGTATCACGGCAAAGAGCAAGACCGTATTTTAATGCAGACCGCATATAAAGTTACGGACGATAAAAACGCGTTCAACCACTTGCAATATAACCATAGCGGCAGAGCTTGCCGTACTCGCCTACGCGTGCGCTGCACCGCTGCTCAAAAGGCAGAGATAGAGTTTTTGTTTAGCTTTTATGTAAGGCTTTGGGAAAAAGAAAAAGAGGCTTTGCTACAAGCGTTTTTCCAAAAGCACCGTATTTTTGGAAATCTCAAAGACGGAGAAAGCGGAGCGGAACTTTCTCCCGAGGAATTGTTAAAGCTCGAACTTATGATGAAAGGGCTATCGGACGAACAGCCATTAAAGCAGCTCACGGACGGAGCAGAAAATAATAATAAAACGGAGTGATTTTGTTATGAAACACGAGCGCTACATAATCAACGACGCGGAAATAGCGTTACTTGAGAAATACGAGGGCACATTATCCCAAACAAAAGACCCTCATAGGTACGATACATTCGATAAAAAAACTCTTGCCGCCTTGTGCAGATTGAAAGACCGTAGCAACGATATGTTTTTCAAACGTTATCAAGCCGCTTGTGAAGTTATCGACATAATAGCAGAACAAGTCGGCATAAACCCCGATAATTCGGGCTATTGGCTATATGCTCCCGATTACGACGACTCAAGCCCGATTTTAAGACGTATAGAGGAATGGATTAGCCGAAGCGGCGAAAAGGCACAGTTAAAACGCCGCGTGCAAGAATTAGAACAGGAAAACGCAATTTTGCGAACGCTGATACATAAGTGAGGTGCCTGTATGAACATTAAACCGAATAAACAACCTTGCCCTATTTGCAAAAGCCACAAAGGCGGCACGCCGCTTATGATACGGGACGACAACGCAGAAAAACACCCGTACACACATATTTGTAATTGCCCTTATTGCGGACGCTTTCTTGCTGAAAACTACGAAAGCTCCGACGAAATCAAAGAGGAGGTATCACAATGTGCAAACCCGTAAAGTGCCCGCAATGCGGACACGAATTTACACCCGAGAGGGCTATTAAATCGGGAGTCTGGACTCCCGAGGAGGACGAGCTATTACTGAACGGCTACAAAAAGGAGCGGAAAACCATTGCCGAGCTCTCGGACGAGCTCAACCGTTCCCAGGACGCAACCCGCAACCGCTTATTTGTCCTCCGAGGCGGAGGCAAGCCTAAAGGCGTTACGGCAAGCGTGCAGCTCACGGCAAAAGAATACGACGAAATGAGAGCGGCACGCCAGGAAGTTAAGAGCGCCCGAAAGCTCGTAGAGCAAGCAAAAGACACCGAGCGCGAGCTCGCCGCCTTTTACGCTCTCGGCAAGCAGCTTATAAACGCAAGACAAAACAAGCGAGTAATCGCTCCTCTGTTTGAGGAACTCGAGCAGCTCGTTAATGCCTACAAGTTTTAGGAGGCAAACTGTGCGGGAATACAGACGTAAAGAATTACGCGAGAGGGAGCGCCTCGGCTACTCGCGTATATCGGCGGGGCGGCAATGCTGCTACATAATCAAACAAGCAGCCGCCGCAAAACTGCGGGACTTTCGCTCCCGCTTTAAGCTATGGACTACGAGAGGCAAAAGCTGTAAGCGCTGCTGCTTATGGTGTAAATATTTCGGCTATTGCAGCCCCGATTTTAATAACGATAAGGAGTAAAAGTTATGAACAACAATATTTTACGCGCCATTGAGTCGCTTTGCGACGATATAGCCACCGACAGAAACATAGAGAATAACCAAAAGAGAGCAAATGCAATTTTAACTCTTGCTTTCGGCGGGATATTCACGCCCGAGGAAATCGAGGAGGACTACACCGAGGACGACTCCGCAGCGGGAGCGGAAAAAGATAAAATCAAATTCCCGAAACCTGGCGAGCAATTCGAGTATAACGGCGTTAAGTTTACCGCTCTCGGAGAGGAGCAGGGCGGCGTACTCGCCATTGTTTCAGAATTGCTCGAGGACAAAATGCCGCTCGACGAAAGCAATAAAAACGACTGGCGCACCTCCTCGCTCCGTAAATACCTTAACGGAGAATACCTCGAACAATTCAACCGCGGCGACCTCCTCCCGTTTGTATCGGACTTGACCTCCGACGACGGTATGAAAGACTACGGCACCGCCGAGGATTACGTTTTCCTCCTCTCGTGCGACCTTTACCGCAAATACAGAGGGTTTGTGCCGCGCTTTAATAATTGGTGGTGGACGCTTACGCCCTGGACTTGCAGCCCGTCCCTCGCGCTCGCCGCGCGCATTGTCACCTCCTCGGGCGAAGTGTCCAACCTCTCTGCGTACTACGGTAGCGGCGTAGCCCCCGCTTGTC